GGGGGTTCGACACATGAGTGATTTAAGGATAGCAAGCATGAGTGTACAGCGTAGGCCGAAGGTTGGCAAGGATCGTAACGGGCGTGTCCGCTGGGTGGGCCGGTTTCGGGACCATGCGGGGCGGGAGCATTCCCGGAGTTTCGAGCGTGAGCGCGATGCGAAAGCATGGGTGGAGGAGCAGCGCGGCGCGTTGCGTAGGGGGGATTGGGTGGACCCGGCGCGTGGTGGGGACACTGTGGGTGCGTTGTGTGATGCGTGGGTGTTGCAGGCCCCGTCCCCGGGTACTGGTCGGATTCGGGGTCAGTTGCGGAGGAATCTTGGTGACCTTGCTGATGTGCCGGTGGGGAAGGTCACTATTGTGATGGTGCGTAATTGGGTGGGTGTGTTGCAAAATGGCCGGCCTTGGCGGGGTGGTGCGGGGTTGGGGCGTGCGGCTGTGAAGTCTATGTTGTCGCAATTGCGGGCGATGTTGGGGCAGGCGGTTTCAGATGGGATGATCCTCAAGAATCCGGCTGTGGGTGTGGTGGTGCCGCGCCCGTCTAGTGGGGTGACGTGGGGTGACGTGCCGTCCCCGGAGGTGGTGCGGTTGCTGGTGGAGACGGCCACGCATGGGGGACGTAGGAAGCATGGGGCTGATGGGAGGCTGGTGTGGGTGACGGCGCAGCCAGATGTGGGGTTGGCGATTCAGCTCATGGCCGCGACTGGTATGCGTCCGGGTGAGGTGTGTGGATTGACGTGGCACCAGATTGATTTTGAGCGGGGGCGTATTTCGGTGGTGGCTCAGGCTGGCCTGCGTCCAGGTGATCCGCTGCGGGCGTTGAAGACTGGTGATTCTGGGCGCAGGGTTGTGGCTGTGGATGAGGTGACGTTGGGGATGCTTAAGCAGCATCGGGCGGAGCATGGGGGGCGTGAGCGGTTGTTTTTGTCGCGGGCTGGGCAGCCGATGACCGCGCACCTGTTGTCGTATTCGTTGGCTCAGTTGCGTAAGTATTTGGGGCTGTCGGGGAACGTGACGCCGAAAAGTCTTCGGCATTTTCATGCGTCGATGTTGTTGCGTGAGGGGGTTCCGATTAAGACGGTGCAGGCGCGGCTTGGGCATGCGACGGCGAAGATGACGCTCGATACCTACGCGCACTTTTTGCCGGGGGATGATGAGCGTGCGGCGGATGTTGTGGGGGCGTTGCTTGCTGGTGCGGGCAATGTGCGGGATGCCCGCAGTGGTTTGCGGGCGGTGTAGGCGTTTTTGCTGGTCGGGGGGTCGTGTTTTCGACATTGTGAAAAACACGATACATGCTTGTGAGTGTAGTTTGTGACCTGTGGTTTTTCTATTTGCGCTGGTCATAGGCTTTTCATGTGTGGTTATTTGTCGCATGGATTGCACAGATTACATGCGCTGCCCGTGCTGCTGCGGGCAAAATGCGGGCACGGGGGTTTCTGCGGGCAAGCATGGCGGGCTGTGCGGGCGGGGGTGGACAGGCCGGAACATGCCACCCCCTACTAGACATATGTCGCGTGGGTGTGTATATTGAAAGACACAGGGAGCAACAAGCCCCCACCAACCGAAAGGACCAAAACCATGACCACCATCAACCTCAATGACCTTGATTGGAACCCAGCCCCTGCTGAATGGGGCATCGCATACGGCGAAATGGCAAGCCTCCCCGCCGAAGAATCCACCCACAACGGCCCACAGTTCATTGTCGATTTCGACCTTGACGGCACCAAGAAAGCACGCCTCGCAGTGGACCCAACACTTGCTGGAATGACATGCGAAAAGGGCATGGCATTCAGCGACGACACCAACGATTGGCCCGTCCTGGACACTCTCTTCGGGCGCGAGCAGTGGCAAGCATGGCTTGCTGACAAGACCGAGGAAATGCACGCCCTAGACTCCGAAGACCTCGACGACTAACCACCATGCAAACCCCGGGGGCTTCGGCCCCTGGATTAAGGAACCAACAATGAACACCCCCTACACTTTCAAGCATGTCATGTCGGGACGCTGGGAAGTCATCCACGAAGGCAAAGTATTCGCAGTCATTGAGAGAAACACCTGCTATTCCTCAAAAGACGGCATCATGGAATCAGCTGAATTGTGGGTGATTATTGACCCCGTAACTGAAATTCACCAGCAAGGTAAGCTCCTGAACACCCTCTGTCCAATTGAGTGGGGACACCGCACCTACCGCGAGGCAGCAGCCACTGCCTGGGAGAGCTACCAGGCCCACGGCACGCCCGTCCCCATCGGGCGAAGTTAAACCCCAACCCTCGCGCAGCGGCGGGGCTTGTTCCCGCTCTGTAGTCGCTGGGGTGTGTGCCCCAATCCCTGTACCAACTATGTACGCATTGGATATTGCTCACCAGGGGTGCGCGCCACCAGTGGCTGCACAACGCAGACACGCAACCAACCGGAAGGAACAAGCAATGCCCAACCAATACGCCCTCTGCAGTCACTTAACCTACGACCCGTACATGGACGCGCCGGGCCGCCCGAACAACAGTTTCATCACCAACTATCTGCGCATCTACGACATTGAGACTGGGGAACTGGTGGACACCATTCGCATGAAAGTCCACGGTGAACCCATGTGGCAGCTGATCGCTAATCACCTGCATTGGCACGGCTATATCCGTGAGCAGTTTTTCTGCTGGTGGCGTGCTGATTTTGAGGCTGACGGAACCCTCAATGACCAGCCGCGCCACATGCAGCTCATGGAGATACCGCCGTATGATTTCGCCCGATTCGCAGGCAGTCGCCTGGAACACATCGCTTAAGGAGAATGAGCATGAAGAACACCACACCAGCGCTTGAATGGGCGCGCGAGATACCCGATGGGCACCGCAACGAGTTTCCCGAGTCCCCAGGGCGTGACGAGATTAACGGTGAGTCCCTGCGCTGCATGCGGATCTATCTGGGGTTGTCGCAGATTGATTTGGCTGCGTGCTTGGGGGTGGGGCGTAGGTATGTGTCGCAGATGGAGCGCGGCGCGGTGGGGGTGTCGCAGCGTGTGCGTGATTGTGTGGCGTTTTTGGGGGCGGCTGTGCAGTGGGAGGCTGAGCGGGTTGTGGCACGGGGTGGTATGACCGTCAAGCATGAGGGGTTTTATGGGGTGCCGTATGAGGGTGGTGTGGTGTGGGTGCCTGCGAAGTGGGTGGCGCAGGTGGTTGGTCGGGTGTCGATGGGGCACCAGCGGTCGTTTGCGTTGGGTGGGTAGGTGCGGGGGTGATACACCACCCCCTACTAGACATATGTCGCGTAGGGGGTTATAGTAAAACCATAAGCAAGAAAGCCAACCGAAAGGCCAAGAACAATGACCACCTACACCAAAACCGGCGAAGTGGACACCACCAACCCCACCAGCCTCGAAAACAACCGCAAAGGATTCCAGCTCCACACCAAAGCAATCGCCTACATCCTCCGCCGCCACGACGGCGAAACCAAAGGCATGACACCCCGCCAAATCCGCAAAGAACTCAACATCGAGGACTACATGGAAGCAGCCCAGCAGCGCCTCGACGCCGAATGGGAAACCGTCAAAGCTGACCTACTCGCAGGCAAAACCCGCACAGAATACCTCACCATCGACATTCCCAACGCGGACGACGAGTACTACACCTCCAACTACGAAGATGTGAAACACCTCATCTAACAAACTCCCCACCCCCGCCACCGTGCGGGGACTTCCTGGACAACACGACAAAACCACAGTGGAGCGCTGATGCCTAAATTTGATCCGAAAGACTTCCACCTATTTGCTGAGGTAAACGGCAAGCTCATGCCTGTGGGTGAGCTTGACCAGCCACCAGAGTTCACCAGGGAAGGGTGGGGCACGGGCACCATATCCACCAGCTGTGAAACCCCCACCCTCCGTGTTGTTGATGCTCCCATCCCAGACGGCATCAGCATCCCTACTTTGGCGGATGCCCGCCAACTTGGGGAGTATGTTTTCATCGAATCCCGCGCCGGGCAACGCCCCGCTGAGTCGTGGGCGTTTGGTGTGGCGCTCCACCTGGGGTGGAAACTGGAAAAGATGTACAGCGGGTATGCGCGCTTCACGGCCACGCGCTTTGACCTTGGAACCTGCACTGACGTGGAAATCATTGTGAGTATCACAATGGCCCCGCATCGTTTCGACATTTGCATCGATCGTCCAATCATGGGGGGATTGACCTATGACGACGGCATGTCGAAGCTTAGGCAGGCGGTCTTCCAGAAGGCGGCGGAGGCCAGGCGTTCGGGCGATGAAGAAGCCGCAGAACGATTTGACAAGGAATTAGATTCAATATGCTTTGATTACAATTACAGGCATATTGATGAAATCCAGAGGATCATAAATAAAATGCTGACAAAAGCGAAACTAATGGAGAAATAATGGGAATAGCGGAAATAGTATTCATTTCGCTAGCGTTTCTGCTAGTTACCTGGTCGTTTGCAATTGTCTTCCTGCCCGACGCGCTAGACACTCTTCTCGACTTCATCGACGAAACAATCAGGAAGATTTACAGGAAGGTACGCCGTGGCTGAACCCACCATCAATGCTCCTGAGTGGTCGTTCGACCTGCCAGAAAACTACACCCCCAACTTCCCCACCATGCCCGGGGAAACCACAGGCACACAGTTACGCCTGATCCGGGGAATGTTCTGCATGAGCCAACGCGACTTCGCAGAACTCCTCAACCTCAAAAGTAGCGACATCTACACACTGGAAGTAGACAAACGGGAAAACCCCGTACCAGCCAACATCCACAATGCCGTCAGGTTTCTGGCTGAACAACACGCCCACTGGGTAAACCAAATTGACGGCACCACCGTCAACATCCAATGGATCGGCTACCGCAAACTCAGCGAAACCGTGTACGCCCCCGAACGCTGGTGGCACTCACTCCTCGGAGTCGCCCTCACCCAAGGCAAAACCTTCACCCTCGACACCAGCAACTACTAAACAACAAAAAAGGCCCCCTCACCAAGCAATAATGCCTGGCAAGGGGGCCTTCTCTGGGCTGAAAGGAAACCTCTCATATGGGGGCAAAACTAATCATATGTCCTCGCGGGCCTGCTTAGCAAGCTCCCGAATATCAGCCTGAATCACCTGCGGAATCACCGGCAAATCATCAGGCCGCTTACCCGGCCACTTCCTCGACGCCCACTCCTCACGCGCCGCAATATGCTTCACAGCCGTGCGATGACGCTGATTAATATCAGTAACCCTGGTAGTAAGGTCAGTGATTTGGGTGTCCTGGTTAGTGATCTTCGTATGCATGTCCGTCACCTGCTGGGCAAGCCGGTCATGTTGCGCGGTCACCGTGCTCAGGGTGGTTTCCATCACGTTCACGGTCTTGGTGAGATTATCCACAATCTGCTGCGACTCATCCAACACCAGGCGGCGCTCCTCCACCTTCCCATCAGCATGACCCTTGCGGTGCGCTGTCCACGCGGCAAGAATCACACTCACAGCAGTGGCGATGCCACCCACCCAGCCAATGACCTCGCTGACGCTCACGGCCTCAGCCACCTGCGGTGGCGGCATTTGTGCCGCCAACCACAACATGACTTACCCCTGGTGAGAGTCAAACGGGGGAAGCGGTGCCTCCTGGGAAGCTGCATCAATCGCTGCGGCCTCATCAGACACGCGCTCCACAACCGACGGGGTGATGCTGCCCTTCATGGATGCCTGAATGACAACCTCAGCCACACCCACAACCACAGCGATGACGGCTGCAACCTCAGCGGGAATCTGACCAGCCAGCAGGCCGATGATGTTGGTGATCTGTAGCACGGAGTTAGCCACACCGACGAGGGTGTTCTTGCGGCGCGCGAACCAGGGCTGCTCAGCGAGCAGGTTCGTTGCGGCCTCTTCGATGATCTGTACGGACTTGGAATTCAGGTTATGGCGTGCCATTTTATTTTCCCTTCAAGATGATTTGGATTTGCTGTTGAATGTTGGCGATGTCGCGCCGGGCGGCGGCGACACCATCCACGAGGGTGAGGTTTTCACCCTTCGAGTTCTGGCCCAACTGTGGCCAGGGGCCAAGCTGACCGGCCACATACTCCATTAGTTCGGTGAGGCGGTCAAGCTTTCGGTTTGCTTCCTGCGCCGCGACTTTGGCGTCGTTCAGCGCGGCGACTTGTTCATGCCCGAATAGGGACATTGAGTTTCCTCCCTGCGGCACGGTGCCGCTGTAGAAAAGGGCCTGTAGTTGTTCTACAGACCCACGGAATGCGTTGATGTCTACCTCCCGGCCAGCAACGAGTCCGGCTGACCCGTATTGCCAGATAGCTGGCAGCTGGTTTCCGAGTGGGTAGTTCCACTTGTCCGCCTGGTCGCCGGGGTATATCACCCGTGGCGGGCCAGTCGGATTCTGACCGTAGGCCGCGAGCCATACCGTGCCGAACTCGTGCGTGTCAGGCTCGCCACCCACTACGCGGCCCTCCCACCAGGGGATGTAGCTGTAGACACCGACGACGCGGATGCCTGCTTCCTCGAACAGGCGCTTGCACTCGCGGATGTGGTCTGGGTGCAGGCCCGCGTCTGTTTCGCAGTCGAGCCACATTGGTAGGCGGTGGTCGCCACCCATTACTTCGAGTGACGCATCTACCTGTTGGCGGATGCTCGTGCCCTCGCTGGGGTTGCGTAGGTAGTGGTAGGCGGCCAGTACCATTCCCGCTTGCCGCGCGTCGTCTACGTGACTGCGGTAGCAGCGATCACGGTAGGTGCCGTCGGTAGTGCGGACGATGCAGAAGTCAATGCCCTCGTTTTTCGCCTGAACCAGGCTCATTCCGTCCTGATGCTCGGAGACATCAACTCCGAATATTGTTCCCATTCTTGCCTCCTCTCGGGGTGCTGGGGTTTGCCCCGGCCACACTGCATTGTTGAGCACGGTTGCTAGGGGGTCTAGCCTGTCGCCGCCGGGCTGCGCCCACGTGTAGCGGTGGAACTCGTAGTGCAGGTGCGGGGCCACCCCGCCGTTGCTGTTGGGGTCTGGGTTGATGCGTCCGATGCGCTGCCCCTCACGCACAGGCTGGCCGGGCGAAACCTCGGGAATCACATGCCCATACACTGAGTAGCCGCCACCATTCTCGGACGGGTGGTCAATGGTCACCCACTGCCCAAACCCGCTAGCGGGGCCTGCGTACTGTATGGTGCCGTCCTTGACTGCGAATATTGGGTACCCGCCTGAGCCACCGTCGTGCCCGAAGTCTGTGCCCCAGTGCATACCGGCGTATTCGCCGCTGCGCTGCCCGAACGGGCTTGTGATGTAGAAGCCTTCTTCTACTGGCATTGTTGCCATGCAATCACTCCAATTCTTATTGAGCTAGGTAAGTTAGTGTGAATTCGTAGGTCATTTCGTTGCCGGTGATCCAGTCGGACCAACAATCCATCTGCCCGTTTCGGGAGAGCGATACCCACGCGTTCGTTGTGTTCTTGTCCTTTGACCAGGCACACGCTGCCCGCACGTCGAAAAGTGGCATTGCCCATGACGGGGCGCGGGTGTTTTTGATCTGGTTGACCGTCACTGTGTTGGCGCTGGTTGAGACGCTGCACCACTGGCCACGCCGCGCCCACCGCAACCCGTTTTCGTTCTGGTCATAAGACACCAGAACCGGGTCCACGTAATGCTTTGGTGTTGCATGCGTGGGCTTGATGGGCCAAGCCACATTTATGTACCCTTCACCGTCGGTTTTCATGACCCGGTTCGCGTTGGCAGCCAGCCCACTGGCGTTAAAAACAGCGTCGGAAATATCCGTGGACACATGCGTGTGCGCCGTGGGCTGGCGCGCATCAGACAAGCGCGCATCAGACGTTGAAACCTTCCCATTCAGCGCGTCCTGCAAACCACCAACATCAGCCAGACGGTGCGTATGCTGGGCGTTTGCCTTCCCGTTCAGCTGCGTGATCGTCGCATAGGTTTTCGACGCCTCGTCTTTGCTGAGCTTCGTCGCCATTTGCGACACCAACGCAGCAGCCTCAGTCGCACCGCTTTTCAGATGCGCCTCAAGCTCCTTAAGCGTGTCGTAATTCTGCGTCGCACCATCGATGATCTTATCCATGTGCTGCTTAGCGATTCGGGCGAACTCCGCCTGCACCTCAGGCGCTAAATGCCTGAGCAGAACGCCTGCGTTGGGGAGCTTTTCGACGACCACGCGGGAAGCCTCAGCCGCGCTTGATGCTGCGGCATCCTGTGATTTCTTAGCCGCGTCCTGAGACTGCTTGGCTGCTTGTTCGCTAAAGCGGGCGGCTTCGCGGTGCCCACCGGCCAGGGCGGCTGATTCACCAGCGGACTTCGACGATGCCCGTGCGGAATCCTCCGACTGCTTAGCCGCGTCCTGCGACGATTTAGCGGCCCGCTGTGACCCCGCCGCCGCTTCCTGCGACGCCTTGGCAGCGTCCTGAGATGCTTTCGCGGCGCGCTGGGACTCAGCTGCTGCCAGCTCGGACTGCTTCGCCGCGTCCTGAGACTGCTTGGCGGCGTCGCGGGAACGCCCCGCATCCGCCCGGTCATCCCCAGTCTCACGCCTAAGCGTGCGGGACTCCACAAGCATGTCTCGAATCTCCGCACTCACGCGGTAAATCTCAGCCTCGTGCACCTCCCCAACCGTCTGCCCCGCGAGCAGCGCAGACTCCAGGGACGTGTCATCACCGATGCTGAGTGCCATGGCTTCGGTGTGGGAGGTCTCGAAGCCGCGGCGGTTTGACTGGTGGACGAGGACTAGGGTTGCTGGGCCGGGTTCGGCGTCGAATTCTATTCGTCCGTCGGGGGTGGGGGTGATTCTGACGGGTTCGGAGGTGATGATGCCGCCTTGCCCGGGGCGGGGTTTGTTGGCCCTCACCCAGATTTCCCTCACCGTCGATGGGGTTTTAGTCACTGTGATTAATTTGCCGCTTATTCTAGGCACCTTGATCAAGCCTCCCCATTGTCTTTCCGAACCTTGTACATGGCCAGGGCATTCTGCACTGACCTTGTGATGCCCAGCTTGTCGTTGAACTCCCAGCTTCTGGGGAGACCACGCGACACTGGGTACCACCTAACAATCGCGGGGTGAGCAGCATACGTGATATACACCGCCACCTCACCCTCCCAATCACCCTTAGCGATCCACCGGGTCACAGCCCCCTGCGTGTTATCCAACGTCAGATACTGGTCAGTCTCATTCTGACCACGGTCACAGAACAACATCTGCGTAGCATTCTGATGAACCAGGTTAATCAGCTTCGTGTTCTGCTCGATCAACATCCGGTTCATACGCGCCAATGCCTGAGCATTCTCAGCGGTCGCCTGCACCGCGCGGATCGCCTCGCTCTGAGCGTTGTTGGAAATCTCCATCGCTTCAAGGGCCTGCGTGTTCGCAGCGATAGCAACCTTCCGGCCCTCCACCGAGTTCAGGTCAGCGTCCTTCGCGGTCTTGATCGCCTGCTCAACCTTCGTCAATGACCGTGCGGAATCTTCCTTAGCCCGCGTCGCCGTGGACACCGCGTGTGAAGACTCGCGAGACACCTTGCTCGCACTCTTCTGATTCTTGCGGCGTTCGGTGGCCAGTGCGGACATGATTGACCTGTTCTTCTGGTCAAGGGCATCATGATCAGCAATGAGTCCGCCACCGACGTGGACTTTCCACCCCAGGTGGTGGG